ATCATTTCCGAGAGGGGCGGCTCATCCTTGCGTGCCACCTCCCATCTGACGGCGCGGACAACATGAGGGCACAGCGGGTGGTCTGCGCCGGTCATCTCGTTCATATGTTTCCTCTCCAGCCACGCGGGCCTAACTGGTCAATCGAGCGGGACGCTTTCAGCGCCCCTCATTTCCGGTGTTCAGCCTCAATACGCGATCACGCGCGCAAGCTGGCGGATCGTCTTCACCTTCACTGTTTTGCCGCCGAGGCTTGTGACTTCTTTGGGCTTGCGGCCCATGTCGCATTCCAGTTCGTACCACTGCAACCATTCGTTGGTGTCGCCGACCAGTTCACTCACAGCCACGGTGTAGGCGCTCCATACGTCCCAAACCGGCTTCAGCAGCGCACATTCACAGTCGGCATTGGTCAGTGCTTGCAGGGCCTTGTACTGCGCTGTCAGCAGGCGCTGTCGCGTAGCCCACGCATTCAACCGCATCACGATTTCTTCAAACTTCACGAATGCTCCCTTCGGCACGCAGGCCGAACTGGTTAATCGAGAGGGACGCCCTGCGGGCGCCCATCATTGCCTGTGTTCGCATTCACTAATACCACGCGCTCATGCAGCGAAGAGGTCTTCCGTCTTTGCGGTGGCGGCCGCAAGATTGGCTGCAGCCTGCGCGTAGTAGCTGGCTTTCAGTTCGGCGCCGACAAAGCGCCGGCCCATTTCCAGCGCGACGTAGCCCTCACTGCCAATGCCCATAAATGGCGACAGCACAATGTCGCCTGGGTTCGTCCAAAGCATCACGCCGCGCCGGATCACGTCAAGCTGCAGCGGGCAGATGTGGCGCTCGTCGTCGTGCTCACGCGCGCTGCGGAATTGCAGGGTGTCGCTGGGGTTGATGTCCATCCAGACCGGGCTCGCCACCTTCTGCCACAAATCCACCGGGAACTCGGCGCCGTGCGTCACGCGGTCTTCTTGCTCGCCTGGGTTGCGCACCGTGATAAGGTAGTCAGGAATGCCCATCCGGCACATCGCAGAGTTTTCGCGCACGCTCTTGTGCAGCAAGCCCAGCGCCTTGGTGCGCTGCATCGCGGTCACGGGGTCTTTCCAGATCGTCACCTTGGCATGGAAAATGAACCCGTGCCGCTGGAATGCCCGCAGCAGATCGCCGGGAAAGTCCTTCAACCCAATCACGCCGTCGCGCTCTTTGCTGCTGGGCATGTCCATGCAGTGAAAGCTGATGTTCCGGCCTGGCTTCATCACGCGCCGCAGCTCGGCGATGAGAAAGTCCAGATGCGCGAAGAACTCGGCATCGTCGCGCACGTTGCCCATGTCGCGCGGGCTGTTGCTGTAGGTGTAGAGGCTGGCGAACGGTGGCGAGAAGATCGAGTAACCGATGCTCGCGTCGGGCAGGCCCTTCAAGACTTCCACGCAGTCGCCGTGATAGGCGGCATAGCGGTCGGTCACGATCTGGTCAATGCAATTCATGCTGCCACTTTCAAGAATGCCGGTACGGTCACGCGCTGGCTTGCGTTGTAGGTGTTGGTTTGCCGCGTTGTGCCTGTCACTTCCTGCATCACGGCATCGCGGGTTTCTTGGCTCAGGCTCTCGGCCATCTTGGTTGCGTCACGTTCCTTGCGCTTCAGGTTCGCCACCACCGCGCCCTCGGACGATGAAGCGAAAACATGCACATGCACATCGCGCCGCTGCCCGAAACGCCAGCACCGCCGCACGGCCTGGTAATAGGCCTCGAAACTGTCAGTCACGCCCACGAAGCTCATGCGCGCCGAGTGCTGCAAGTTCAAGCCAAAGCCGCAAATGCTCGGCTTGCTCACCAGCACGCGAAACCGGCCCGCCGCAAAGTCGGCCAGGCGTTGTTCCTTGACTTCCGTACTGTCGGCGCCAGCAATCTGCACCGCACCATTGATGGCCTTGGTAAGAGCATCGCCTTCGGCGTTCAAGTCGCACCACACGACCCACGGCTCTGCGGCCTCGTGGTTCACGATTGACGCACAGTCGCGCACGCGGTCAGCCGTTGACATGCGGCGCGCCTCTCGGCGCTCGCTCAAGGTCTGCGCCTCGGCAGCGAACAGCATCCCGTTCAGCGGCATTTCTGTCGCCACGGTGTGCTCGTGTAAGTGCAGCGGCGGCAGCGCGTATGCCGAGTCATCGAAACCAAGATCAGACGGCCGGCGCACCATCGCGCCCCACTGGCTCGCCCACTGCCAGAAAATGTGCCGCGCGTGGCCTTTCAAACGCCATACGCTGGTGTCGCCGCCGTCGTGCGTGAAGTACTCAGCCAGCATCTCGGCGCGCGTGCAGACGCCCAGGAACTCGGCGTGCGTGCCAAGCTCTGTCCAGTCGTTCGGCGCTGGTGTGGCGGTCGCGCACAGCTTGAAAGGCGTATCCCGAAACGCGGTCAGCAGCGTGCGCAGTGTCTTTGCGTCGTGGTGCTTGATACAGCTCGACTCGTCCAGCACCACAGCCCCAAAGATCGAGCAATCGAACCGATGCATGCGGTCATAGTTCGTGATGCAGATCCGCGCGCCTTCGCTCGGGTCATAGTCGCTGCCATCGCGGCAGTGCAGCACGCTCACGCCAATCTCGGCGCCTTCGGCCACTGTCTGCGGCGCCACGGCCAGCGGGGCAAGAATCAGCACCGGCCGCCCGGTGTGCAGTCGCACGGCCTCGGCCCACGCCAGTTGCATGCGGCTCTTGCCAAGCCCGGTGTCTGCAAAGATCGCGGCGCGTCCACGCTTGCACGCCCACGACACCAGCGCGCGCTGATGCGGGAACAGGCCGTGATCTGGCATGTAAGCGCCGTGCGGTATGCCGGTCGGTGGCACGCGAGAGAGTTTCGTTTGCACGTAGTCGTCGTAGTTCATAGTCATGAATCGTTGTCCGCCACTAGTGAATTGCAACGTCAGGTTGTCTCGGGTGCCGTAAAGCGCACACCTTGCTGCGCGCCCCAGGCAAACACGTACTCTTGCAAATCGCTGCACTCGGAGCGCGTCAGGTCGGATGTGCGGCGAAAAACCACGTCGATTCCGTGGCCGTCCACAGCCGGCAGGATTTCCACTGACTCACCGCGAGCGCGAAGCCATGCAGCCGTGAGAAGCCGCTTCCAGACTTCGGCATCGCGGTATTCACCGGCCCACTGCACTTGCGCTGCAATCTCGGACAGCGTGGCGTGCAGAAGGGCGTTTTGCTCGCTGCTGCGCGTAGCAGTGCGGGCCGACACCTCGACACGATGCCCAGCGATCAGCATTGGCTTGATGGACTGCCAGAGTGCGGTGTAGGCCGCATGCCCACGCTGGGCGTCGTACAGGGTGACGGTGCGGCGCATGGTCAAACCTTCATTCCGTGGAGTTGCTGAAGCCTGTCTAGCGCCGCATGGCCGCGTTTCACGAATTCTGAAACGTCGTCGTTGAACACGTCGCAGCGCTGGATGGCGACGGACACGTCTCGAAGCTCTTCGCAAGCCTCGTTGCGTGCCGACATGAGCACAGAGCGCCGACCGCGTGCGGCCATTGCTGCTGCATCGTTGAGGTCGGGAAGCGGCTTCACTTTTGGCCTCAGAACGGTGCGTCATCGTCGCCAGCGGGCGGCATGTCATCGAAGCGATCCGCGCCGCCGTCATCGAAGCCCGACGATTTGGGGCGGGTTTTGGTGGTCTTGCGGTTGTCGCGCACAGGGCGGGCCATGAGGGCGTCCAGCATGTTGCCCAGGCGCTCCGGGCTGGTCTTCTTCGCGTACATCTCCGAGGCGGTCAGTTCCGTCTCGGCGTTGAACACCGCGAAGATTTGCACCCGGTCGCGGTCCTTGCCGTCGTTGCCGGCTTCCAGCGTCTTCTGCAGCAGGAAGCCCACACGCTTGCCCATGAGGGCGGGATAGCCCGGCACGGTGGTGGGAACGCGGGCGCCGGCCTTGGAGTCCCATTTCTCGATCTTGATCGGGCCATCCGCAGCCTCTGCCGTCTTGGTGCAGCACAAGATGGCGTTGACCGTCTTCAGGCCGCTCAGGGGCTCGCCGTCGCCCTTGGTGTGGTAGATGTCAAGGTAGTCAGCGGTCTGGCCGTTGTCGGCCTTGAAGGACAGGCCCAGGCCCTGGGTGCCCTTGTCCTTGCTCACCAGCTTTTCGGCGCGGGTGATGACACCCACGTACTTGCCGGTTTCCTTGATGCCGCTGGCGATGTTGTCGGCGGCTTGGGCGAGAGTGGCATTGAGTTTCAGCATGATCAGGCGGCTTTCAGGTGCTTGGTGGTGGTGGCGATCCCGTAGTAATCGCAGATGGCCGAATCAACGGCGGCCAGGTCGTTGTCGATGAAGGGTTCATCGAACATCCCGAGTGGGGATTTCGTCGTGTCGCTGCCGCTGTTGCGGGTGCTGAACACGTAGGAGCCATCGCGCAGCATCGACCGCATGACGATGGTCACGAGGCCTTCAAGGACGATCTTTTCGTCCAGCAGCTTGCCGATGGTCTTGATCTTGGTTGAGCCGAAATCGTCGGTCGTCGTGTGGCTCAGGATGTAGACGCGGCGGTCATCGCTGAGCGACGAAGCGGCCATGAGAATGTCCCAGGCGCTGCGGGCGATTTCGTTGTACTTCTGGAAGGCCGCATTGCCGACTTCCTTGTCGGTCACGCGGCGCATGAACTCGTTGGCCAGCACGTACTGGAAATCGTCCACGATGGTGATTGGCCGCTGAATCGTGCGCATCGCGCCCTCGATGTGGGCTGCGTTGTCCGTGCAGATCACAGAACCCGTCTTCAGGGCCTTGCTGTAGGTCTTCCAGCCCTGTGACTTGAACGGCAGGGGCTTGCGGACGGACTGGATCAACAGGCAGTCATCCGGGTTCAAGTTGCGAAGGCTGGTGCTCTTTCCCGTACCGCTTTCGCCAAGGATCATCGTCGCAATGCTCATCACGTCACTCCACGTCAATTGAGATTCAGAAGGGCAGGGCCTTGCGCTCTGCCAGGTGCTGGGCCATGCGCAGGTAGCGCGCACGGGCCCGTTCGCTCAGGGCGCACCACTTGCGCCACAGTGCAATCCATTGGTCATCGGTCATGCTCAAAGCTCCAATTTGTCAGCAGTGATCCACCGCCAAAACTCACGCCACCAGGCCGGTGCAACAGGCTTCGTTTCGCGGTACGGCCCCTCCATCGCACCCGATGCCAAAAGCGCGTCGGTGTCGATCCGCTGCCCCCCGTTGCGCTGCTCCATCGGGCTGCACATGTAGTCCCGGCCCTGGCGGCAGTTGCCCAGGCAGGCGGCACCCATGGCGGCGTGCGTTGCAAGCGCATCGCCGATCAGGTAGCAGGCCGCCACAGCAGCCACAGCAGCCACCGCCAGCGCGACAGCCGTTCCGGTCGGGTCTGTGTCGGCATCGTCCAGAATCTGCGCGCGCTGGGCCGGGGTCAGGTCGCCTCGGGAAACGATGTGGGCGGTGAATTCGCGGGGGCTCATGCGACACCGCCTTGCTTGGTTTCCTCGTCGATGGCTGAATCAAGCGCGCCGCCCGTGACCCGGAATGCGGTTTCAAACGGGTCTGGTGTCGGCTTGTCATGGAATTCAACCCACTTCGCCCGCATCGTCCGATACCGCTTAGCATCAACCCTCAGCGAAGCTGCCTCGGCCTTGAACGCTTCGGCGCAATCGAATTCGTGCTGTACCACCCGCTCAAGCTCTGCAATTCTCTCCAGCAGCGGGGCGCGGGATGCGACCTCAATCTCGGCCATCAGTTCGCGTTGCTCCTGGTTCCAGCGAGTCGCCCCGGTGACGCGCCGAAAGATGCGTGCACAGTCGGTGTCGCTCAACAGC